GTGCTGTAGCCCTTGAACCTGCGGCCATCATCATCAATGCCCTGATAGATGCGCCTCTTGATGAGAGCGATGGTATCTAGGGCAGTCTGCGCAGAGTCCTTCTTAGACCACAGAGCAGGAATCTTCACCTTTCTGAATCTGACTGTTGTGGGCATCAGTGCTGCATCCCTCTCCACCGAGGGAAGCGCTGTGCTAGGTCGCGCTCTCTCTGGGTGGGCTCAATGGTGGGGAGGGTAAACACCCCGCGCACATCAGAGGGGCTGCCGCCAGCCCGGCGCAGGTCAATCTCGTCTGCATCAATGAGGCCATCATCATCAGTGTCTAGGGTGAGCTGTTTGAGAGCGCGCTCGAGGAGCTCCTCGGCACGCTGCTGCATACGCTCGGCAATATCGAGCTGGGCCCCCATCTCATAGACCAGCTGCGCGGCCATGTATCTGTGGGCAGGCCTAAACACCTCTGCATTGAAAATGTCGTCTTCTGACTGCTCGGGCCCGATATGCTCACGCACTCGCAGTGCGAGCTCCTCGAGGGCTGCGCTCACCTGTGGCTCTAGATCCTGCTGCCGTCTCGGCACCATATCAGCCAGCTGGGGCATCTGCGCCACCAGGTCACTATGCGTGACCCCTGTGCTGAAGGGTCTGCGCACAATCTGCACAGTACCCTGCACAGTGGTCACTCTGTTTGTTGGGGTGGCTGTGGCTGTGTAGCTGATGCGCCATGATAGGCTGCCTCGGGTGGCTGTATCTGCTGCAGGTATGGTGTGCATGTATGCAGCCCAGCGCAGGGTGGCAGCCGATGAGAGGGAGAGGCCTCTAGGCAGCACATCAGCTAGAATGGCCGTTGTGCCGTCGAGCCTATCGATGGTCACACTAAACACCCCATCCTCATCAGTGATGAGATAGGCCCGGCCTGTGGTGGGGCCAATCAGGTAGACGCTCGCAGCGCCTGCAGTCAGGGTGAGGGTGCGCCGGTCATTGCCAATGGCTGTGACGCTGCGCTCACCCCTCACCTCTGTCATTGTTGCAGAGCCAGTGCCCCCGCTCGGGGTGGTGTAGCTGATGGTGGGGGCAGCATTGAGGGGCTCGGGGCCCTCCCAATAAAGCGCATAGTCTAAACCTTGCGTGGCCTTCATCGCTCCCCCCTCGCTTTTGAATTTGCCCTGCGCACGTCTGCATCAGTGCCCCGCTCGATATTGGCGCTCTCAATGAGCTCCTCACTGATGGGGGCCCAGGTGTGTCTGCAATTATAGCCTCCCCCTCTGACCAATGGGGGATTGAGTTGATAATTGTTGAGCTTGTCTACCTGCGTTTGAGTGAAGGCCTTACCTACTAGCTCTTTGCAGAATCCTCGAGTGATGCCATCGAGGGGGCCCACATACAGATAATGATCTAGGCCAGCATCTACCGCAGCCACCGCTGTGATCTCACGGCCAAATGTCGTGATAGCTGTGCGCGCCTCTGTGATCTGCCTACCCTCTGCCGAGCGCAGCGCTGCATCTAGGGCACTGATCACAGTGGAGGGGTCTGCAACAAAGACAGCACCCTGCAGAGCATCACGCACTGCGCGCTGGGTGTCTGGGATGATCACATCCTCAATGATACCCTCTACAGTCTCATCAGCTAGAGCCTGCCCAATGCCCTCAATCTCGGCCACATTGAAGCCAGAGGAGGAGGCGAGCAGTAGCTGCTCAACATTGGCGAGGGTGTCACGCTCGGCCTCGGTGATGTCTAGCACTAGATCACCGAGGCCTGCCTCGAGCAGCCAGCTGCTCAAATCGTCGCGCCTCATATTGCGCAGTGCATCGAGCCCACCGCTATCAGCGGCTGCCTGCACTGCATCAGAGACTGCTGCCTTGGCCGCTCTAAGCGACCTGCGCAGCTTTCTATCTAGCGCTGCCTCGAGCTTTAGCTGGGCTCGAGTGGCGCGCAATATATCCCGCTGCCGGGCTGTATTGGCCTCTCTGATCTGTGAGGCCAAATCAGCCAGCGCACGCTCATCACCATTTTGCTCTGCAAGGTGGTGATGCTGTGAGCACAGCGGGCAACCCACCTGATTTAGTTGAGGGTATTGGTGAGCAGGAGCCCACGCGTGTAGTCAAGAATCTTGTACTGCTGGACGTGCTCGCCATAGACGTGGCGGCGCACGCGGTCTAGGCTGTCGTATTGCCCAGCGATATAGTCCTTGTAGCGCAGATCAAGGCCGCAGACTGGCATCACCTTGACGTTGCCCGAGACCTTAGCCTCAGGCATTGCGCCGCGCATGAGGTAGAGGCCGATAGTCTCCCCCTCCCAGATCTGTGCTTCACTCGAGGTGGCCCCTGCCACTGCAGTCTCGCGCCGAGCCTCACCCACATAGACATGCTGCAGCTGGAAAACACTCTTGAGCACATCAAGCACATCCTGATTAGGTAGAACGCGCAGCCCGCTAGCGATTCCAGCGCTAGAAGTACCCACAAAGGACCGGACCTCTGGGTTGCGTGCAAGTGCTCTGAACACGTCATAACCCAGCACCATAGTGTCAGGCATGATGCCATGGTTGCTCGCGCGCAGCACATCCATCTGCTCGTGGATGTAGGTAAGGGGCTCGCCACCAGCCACGTCAAATTTGGTCCCAGGCGTTGCAGTGGTGAAGTTCACAGTATCAAAGAGCGCGTCAGCTGCTCTCTTCTCCTGCGCCAAGAGGAGAGCGCGCTGTACTCGGCGTGCGCTGCGCATCTCTTCGCTCATTGGGTATTGCGAGTCCTCGATATCCTCCATTGCGATGGAGTCAGCGAAGCTGTGAATTTCGCATTTGAAGGTGGTTGAGCTGCGGTTGAAGTGGCTCAACTCCTGCCGTGATGCGCCGGGTGCGCGCCGGCTGTCTGCACCTGGCTCACCCATGAAGCTGCGGCTCTCCTCGCTGAGAATGGTGCCGCTGCGCTCGGTGACCTGAACAGGCTCAAAGACCTTGTCTGCAATGAGCTGCATATCACTGGGGATAGCCTCATTGAGGACATTGGAGAGGATATTATCTACCGGGTGCAACCCGCTATATGATGCGCGTGCCATAACTTACTCCTTAGGCCCCAAATTCAGAGGCACCGGTGAAGAGGATGAACACCTCTTGGCCGTCTGCAGTGGTGGTGTGGTTGACATTTGGGAGCCATCGCCCAATGGCGTATTCGTTATCGCCTGCACCGCTTGCCACGTAGTCAATGACTCGGCCTGATGCGTTGGCCATAACAAGGCCACCCTCGGTGAGATCTGCGCCTGCCACTGCCTTGGTGAGACCGAAGACAGCAACCTCAACAGCCTCATCAGCACCTGCAGCAGCGCGCTGTGCGATGCCGTCTGCTTTCTCGCCTGCAGTGGTGACTGGCGTGACCTTGCCGGCGCTGGTGAATTTGACCAGCTGCAGAGCCGTGATTGCAGCAGCGCTCATGCGCGTCACAATGATATTATTCTCACCCATGATTAACCCCCAAAGACTGCGCTGAAGAGAGCAGGCTCCTCACGCTGTAGACGGCCCCAGGCCTCTGTGAATTGAATGGACTCTGCCTTAGCCAGTTCCTTGACGCGCTCGGTGAGAGAGTCTCGGTTGAGCTGCTCACCGCTGGCCCCATGGCCAACCTCTGACAGGTTGACGGCCTGATTGGGCCCTCGGCGTGTGAGCATCTCCCATGCGAGCCCCTCACCCTTCTCACGCAGTGCCCAGAAATTCTCTGCATAGGCGCGCTCATTTGGGCTGATGCGGCCGCTGTGCGTGAGCTGATCAATCTCTGCGTTCATGCGAGCAGTGCGCTCGGCCTTCTCGAGGCGTGCGACCTGCTCTGACAGCTGGGCAATGGTGGCAGCCTGCTGGCTGTTGTCAGCTGTGAGGCGCTCTGTGAGGTTGCGATACTCACCCATCTGCTTCTTCTCCTCATCCTCTTCAGCCAGCTTCTCCTCATCAGAGACCTCTGCCAGCTCCTCTTTCTCATCCTCTTCAGCCATTGCCTTGAGGCGGCCCTCGAGCTCCTTGACCAAAGCATCTTTCTGCCGCAGCATTGAGATGAGCTGCTCATTCTCGAGCCCCTCTAGATTCTCTAAATCCATGTTGGATTCCTCCGAGAGAGTGACACGCCCCACAGAAGACGCAGCCTGCTGGGGTCGTGGTGTTAACGTGATTGCGAGCAGTTGAGCGCCACCTGTGCGCTCACCGCTCTCTCTGGCGAATACCTCACCCAAAATGAACTCAGGCGAGCTCCAGAGTGTGCCCCCTGCAGCCTCAACAACCTCGAGGCCTCGGGCATTGTAGGCAGGCACAGCGATGAGCTGCCTGCCATCATCAGAGAGGCGCAGCGCTACAACCTCGCCAAGAGCTCCCCCAGTCTCTGGGGTATTGAGCCCGGCGTTGGGGCTGCTCTGATGATTCCAATCAATGATCACAGGGTCATTGGCTGCGCGTGAGTCGAAGACCCTTTTCAGCTCTGCTAGGTGCTCGGGTGTCACCTCTGTGATGAGCTCACCACTCATGCGAGAACTGACCTTGCCTGCTGCCAATGTGACAAACGGCCGGCCTAAGCGCTGCCCATCCTCGATGACTACAGTGAGCCCATCGAGGTCAAAAGGGGTGGCCTCTGAAAATGCGCGCACGCGCTCATTGAGCTGCTCTTTATCTGCTGCGTTCATTTGCCTCACCAATTTTCTAGCCCATGAAAAGCCGGGGTCACCTCCCCAGCCCTGCCACGCTTGCCAGCCTTTGCCCTGCTCATCCCAAGAGGAACCCTGCTTATCGACCTCATGCCGGCTGAAATAAGCCAGCATGCGCCGCGCAGTCTCGGGGCTGATCCTCTTGCCGTTGGATAGGTCACGCGCTCGAGCGAGCCCCACTGGGGTCATGCCCCGCTGCGAGGTGGGCTTACTGGCTCTGACCTCGAGGGCTCGAGCAGCTGCCTTTCTCACGCCTGCAGGTGGTGTGAAATCAATATGGCTGTAGCGCTCGGCAAGCTGCTCAACAGCCTGCGTGCTCTTGTTAGGGTGCCCTGATGGGAGAAGGTCATCATCAGTGGTGTAGGCCTTCTTGCGCTCACCCTTGCCTACCAAGCGCAGAAATGCGTTGACCCTACCCATGGCCCATTGATTGCGGCTAGTGACGCTCGGCCTGTGGCTGGTAGAGAAAGCCCCAGCCCCTCGCCTATAGACTGCGCGCAGCATGCCAATATCTACCCTGCGCCCCCTGCCGGTGTATCTCTTATTGTGCTCATCGCGTGCGCGCTCGAGGGCCCTCTCTGCCTCTGCAGAGATCTTAATGCCCCCTCGAGTGGAGGAGGCAGAGCCTGGCTCATTCTTGGCAGAGCCTGTGCGCTGGTCTCTTTTGGGCGCAGGCGTTTTGGGGTCATCAGACAGCTGCCGCCGGTATTTGCGCTTGAAGCTCATTTATCAGCCCCCTTGCGCATTTTGCGGTAGCGCTCGGCCAATGCCAGCGCACCACCACCCCCAGCGCTCGCTGCGCTGATGCGGTCAAAGTAGCTGCGGCTGGCCTCCTCTGGGAGCTCCCCTGCACCAATGCGCTCTCTGATGCTGCGCTCTAGGTCATCCTCTGGGGTGATGAGACCGAACTGTACCAACTGCCCCAATGAGGTGAGGCTCTCTGCTAGGTCATCAGAGTCTAGACCGCTATGGACTAGGCGCGGCAGCTGCGAGGGGTTGACCTCTCCATAATTCCATTTGATGAGCCGACCAATGGTGCCAGCTGCCCTGCGATCAATGCCGCCCACTCGAGAGGCCACAATGTCGCAGAGGTTGAGCGCGCTGCGCCTGAATACTGACAGGTGCACCTCACCCACTGACCTTGCCCCAGTGTCAGTGATGCCCAGGTGCATAAACTGTGCGAGGAATGATTGAGCAATCTGATGGTCGCACTCTCTGATGATGGCGAGCGCATGGCTAGAATCCAGCTTCTGCTCACCATAGGTCTGAAAGGACACCACAGGATTATCCACCAGAAAGGCCTGCTCTTGCGCCACATAGGCCTGCGCCTGCGCTGCAGCTCGGTCTATCATGGTGTCAATGTCGTGATCAGTCAGGCCCATCTCCTCGGCCATTGATCTGTTCACGCTGATGCGAGGGGTGGCCACTGCCCAGCGCTCGACACCCACCCCAATCAGGTTAGACGTGCGCTGCTTGAATCTCCACCACCACCAGCCAGCGCGCAGCAGGCCTCTGCCCTCAAAATTGCTGCCTGTCTGATTGATGTTGAGGAGGAGCAGTTTGTCGGCAGGGATGGGCAGAGGCTGCCTCTGTCCTCGAGCCAGCTGGGTCACGCCATCGAGGTTTTGACCATCTGCAGAATCCCACCGCAGGTGAGCTGATGGCTCTCTATCTGCGAACCTATCAAGCCACACTCGAGGGGTGCCCGAGGCACAGGGGGCAATGCGATAGAGCTCCTCAAAATAGCGGTATCCAATGGGGGCAAATTCCCACATATATGAGAGCTGATCCTCCCATGATGTGCTCATCATGCCGGGGTATCCCTCGAATCCCCAGCACTCATTGGCATAGCGTGCGAGCTCCTTAGAGAGCTCATCAGACTCATCACCAGGCACCCAGCGCCATGATGCCTCAAGGAGGGTCTGCTTGAGCACTCGCCAGCTAGCCTGCACGCATGCATCAGTGGCCAGCATCTCCTCTGCCTCACTGATCCAAGCAGAACCAATGAGCCTGTTGTTTTGCTCCTTGCCGGTGATCTGACCAGCCTGCAGATATGTGCCGCTGATGCCGCGCACACGCAGGTTGGGTGAGGACGGTGCGCCCCTGTAGGGGAGATCTCTGTTAATATAGCCCTGTTTATACACGCACACCTCCTCGGTGTGACTTCTATCACATGTCCAATAGTGTGACCAATATCACAAAATGATCAAGCTTAACCCTCTACAACTGGATTTAATCGGAGCCCTCCTGCGTCAAGAGACCATGATCGCAGTGCGTGCTGGCTGGGGTAGCGGTAAAACCTCAGCGCTTGTCTTCGCTCTGATGTGGGCTGCCAATATGCGCCCCGGCCGCAGCTCTCTCCTGATCACTGACACAGCGCAGCGCTACCGTACTGTGCTGCAGCCCGAGATTGAGAAATGGCTGGGCCCCATGGGCTGGACATTCTCGCAGACTCAGGGAGTGTGGACTGATCCCGCCACAGGCTCATCTGTGTGGTGTCGCTCATATTTTAGGCCGGGCACTCGAGACAGCAGCCACAACCCCTTGGAGGGGATCAATGCAACCTCTGGCATTGCCCTGATTGATGAGGCGCAGACAATGACCGAGGAGGTGGCCTACAAAGCGCTGGGCCGGCTGCGCTCGGGGCCCTCTCCCATGCTGGTGATGTGTGGCCTGCCTGTGATGGATGCCTGGTGGGTGCGCATGGCCGAGGATGCAAAGTGCTCCCCCATCATGCACACCAGCTATGCGAACAGAGAGAATCTATCAGAAGCATGGTTTGAGGCCACCGAGCAGCTCCCCCCAGAGGAGCGCGCAGCCATGATTCTCAATCAGCCTAAACCAGCCTCGGGGCTGGTCTACTCTGAATGGGGTGAGGAGAATATAGTAGACGGCTGGTCATATAGAGAGGACATGACTGCGCGCATTGCGATTGACTGGGGTTTTAGAAAGCCCAGCGTGCTCATCATTGCCCATGATGATCAGCTTGAGGCTGATGTGATCTGCGCAGAGATCAATCCTCAAGAGGTCTCCCTAGCCGAGCTCACCCGGCTCATCCTCTCGATTGCATGGCCTCGAGCTCATAAGGACAGCGCACCAGGCAGAAGGATTTGGCTTGATGCTGGGTGTGGTGACAAAGCGGGCGCCGCTCGATCTGATAGAACAGCGCAAAGCACATTCAGGGAGCTGCGCCTACCCCCTCCTGATGGCCTCGGTCTACAGCTGCGATGGTCTACCAGCCCTGTGAAGGTCGATATCATGAATGGGGTGCAGAAGCTCAAGCGGGCTCTCTGGCTGCGCAAGTATAGAGTCACCAGAGAGGTCTGGGATGCTGGCCGCCGAGCACAGGGCAACAGCCTGCGCAAGGCGCTGGCCAGCTATCGTTGGGACAAGCGCAAAGAGCAGCCGGTGAAGGATGGCCAAGAGGATCCCCTAGACGCGCTGCGCTATGACCTTATCTGCTGGCGTTGGGATGACGACAAGGCCCAAGAGCGCAGGACTAAATCATGGGAGCCGCAAATTAAAGCTGTATCAAAGCCGTGGGAGGGGGGCAGCTTTTGAAGGCCTCAGTGATCAATGCAGACTCAATTGACCACCTTAAAACACTCGAGCCTAGCAGCATTGATGCTGTTGTGACTGACCCACCTTATGGACTGGGCAACTGCTCCTCAAAGGCCATCACCGAGGCCCTCACTAGCTGGCTGGCAGGTGATGAGTATCAGCCCAAAGGTGGGGGCTTTATGGGTAAGAGCTGGGATGCCTTTGTGCCCGGCCCCGAGCTGTGGAGGGAGGTCTATCGAGTGCTCAAGCCGGGTGGGCATGCCGTCATATTTGCGGGCTCGCGCACTGTTGATCTGATGGGGATAGCGGTGAGGCTGTCAGGCTTTGAGGTGAGGGATATGCTGCATTGGATCTACGGCAGTGGCTTTCCCAAGAGCCTTGATGTGAGCAAGGCAATCGACAAGAGAGCGGGGGCAGAGAGAGAAGTTATAAGAGAGGCTAAAGCCACAGGCACAGCGCGCAAAAGAAAAGGGGGCTCTCATGCGGCTGCCCTAGTTGCAACCAACACAGAGTTTGAAGAGACGACTATACAATACACAGCCCCCGCCACCGCTCAAGCCAAGCAATGGGAGGGATGGGGCACAGCCCTCAAGCCAGCGCATGAGCCTATCCTGCTCTGCCGCAAACCACTAGAGGGGGCTGTGGTTGACAATGTTGAGCGGTGGGGTGTGGGTGGGCTCAACATTGATGGGTGCAGGATTGAGACTGATGAGGTCAGGATTCAGGGGGCCCCAAAAAATACAGGGGCCACTGGTTTTGGGGGCAGCAATCGGCAGGGGGGCAAGGTGTATGAGGATGGCCGCTGGCCAGCCAACATCCTCCTCGATGACCACGCTGCCTCTCTTGTCGATATACAGGCCGGCCTTGAGGCGAGCCGCTTCTTTTACTGTGCCAAGGCCGAGCGTGGAGAGAGAGAGGCTGGGCTTGAGGCTTTTGAGCAGATAAGTGGCGGCTCCTATCAAGGCAGAGTCGATGGCACGCTAGGTGGCCCCATCCCTAAGCGAGCCAATGTACATCCCACCGTAAAGCCCCTCGCAGTGATGCGCTGGCTATGTAAGCTCATCACCCCGCCGGGGGGCTTGATCCTTGACCCCTTCAATGGGTCAGGCACCACCGGCTGCGCTGCAGTGCAGCTCGGATTCAGCTACTTGGGCATTGAGAGAGAGCCTGAATATGCAGCGATTGCGCGCGCGCGCATAGAGCACTGGGGCTGCATCAAGCTAGAAGCAAAAGAGAGGCAGGAGCCTGCCAAGCAGCAGCGCACCCTGTTTTAAAACCACCACACAGCACCGCTCTTTCCCGAGAGCCCCAGAGGCCTAGCCTCTAGGCATCAGGGTGGTGTGTGGCGTGGTCACAAAACCACTCACACTAAGGGTGAGGGGGCTGCTCTCATTCCCTCGAGGGCAAAGTTAAAAACAAGTTTGCCCCCTCTCACGTTCCCCCTGTGAATCTAGCACTTTAAAACGGGCCTCTAGGTGAGGCCCCTTTTCACCCATGCAGGCAATTATGAGGAGTGCAGAATCCATTCCCCCGCTGCTGCCGCCATGCCGTGAGGGTGATGGGCCACAGCTCGAAGACGATCTTTGAGACCTGCTCTGCATACTGCCTGATTTCATATTGCGCAGTGGGGGCTGTGCGCAGCTCGAGGAAATGCAGCAGCGCATGAAGAGAGGCTGTCCATATCACTTCACTCTGCACACCCTGCGGCAGCACAGCGCGAGCCTGCTCTCTACATACACCCTGATCTAGGAGGCGCTCATAAGCCTGCTGCGCTGCATCCACTGCCTCCTCATAGATAGAGCTCGGCCGGCCCTGCAGCTCGAGCGCGCCTGCGCTGCCCTGCTTGATCCCCTCCCCTTGGCCTCTCCAAATATCAGGGGCCCAGGGCTCATGACGCTCGGCATCATGCTGCACGTAGCGGTAGCTGATCTCATTCCAAGAGCAGCCAACTTGGTGCTTGCCCCATTGGCGCAACACAAATATGGGGGCCACGATATGGAATGAGGCAAAACAATGGCGCAGGGGTGAGGTGTGCTGGTGCTTGATCAGGTAGTCAATGAGCCTGATCTCACTGCCGCCCACCTTCTCAACAGTGCGGCCCAATGATACCCGCGCCACGTTGGCCACTGTTGCATCTGTGCCCATGTGGTCAATCAATTTAACGGTCATTCTCTCCTCCCATCATATCGTCAAATGCCCCTCGAGGCAGAGGGGTGTGCTGTGGTGCTGCCTGTGGTTGGGGAGCTCCCGGTGGTGGGGTCACTCGAGGGGGCAGCTGCTCGCTGGGTATCCAGCGCGCCACCTCATCAGGCAAGTCAGGGCTCTTGAGCTGCGCTAGGTCAGCTAGGCGATGATCACCGGCAAACATAGAGAGGCGCTCAATCACCATGCCCTGCAGCCCCTCGAGCTGCCGGCGCAAAATGTCCTTGTCTACCTGCGCATCACGCAGGCGAGCAATGAGGGTATTGCGGTCATCATTGAGCTTTTCAATCTCCTCTTTGAGGTGGGCCACATCATCAGGGTCACGGCCCACAAATATGCTGATGGCCATGCTGATAGAGCCCACCAGCATCCCAATGATTGAGGTGACAATATCCTTGTTTTTCTCGGGGATGGTGAGGAATGTGAGGAAGGCAATCAGCCCCACCACCAATGAGAGAAAGATCAGAGAAGCCAGCCAGCTGCGCAGCGCTTTGTCACCCATGCCCCACCTCCTATTTTTGCGAGAGGGTAGCATACTAGAGCGCACAGATATGGTAGCGCTCGGAGAGCTTGGGGGCACACCCACAGAGGCGCAGAGGGGCAGTGCGAGCCCACCCTGCCGAGGGCCTCACGCGCAGCATGAGCTCCCAGGCCTCCTCTTGCTCGAGGGGTGAGAGTGGCTGGCAATCATCAGCCTCAAGGAGCCAGCGCTGCTGCGTGTGCTCCCAGCAGGCAGTGCAACCACAGCGCGCAAAAGTGACCGCTCGGCCATTGGCGAGCCGGTGGTGCTCCTCCTCTACCTGCTGCCAGTGGCTCACCCCTCGCCTGCCAACAGCCTGCCGAGCTCGGCCTGTAACCACTCCACCTGTGCAGCCCATGCCTCCTGCTGTTGCCGAGCTGCAGAGAGCCTCCTCTGCACTGACTCACCTGTGAGGCCCTCGGCCTCCTCTCGAGCATCTGCATGGGTACAGGCCAGCTGTGCCAGTGTGGTCTGCTCATGTGTGGTGCCATAGGTCAGAGTAGCGGCTGCGATCTGCTGCAGTAGCTTGATGCTGTCTGCTGCATAGGTGTGCACATTGCCCGGCTCTTGTGGCTCCTCACTCATACAACACCCTCCACCGCTGTGCCCTTAGATAGGCAGGGCCATCATCCATCATCATCGAGCCCTCCACATAACAGGCCACGCCAGGCACAATCTGCAGCCGGGCTTTCTCGCCAGCAAAGAGCACGCGATAGGTGAGCTCCTTGGTGGCCTTCAGGGGTATGGTCACTCGAGCCATCCCATGCTCTGCAGCCCATTGCACATCACGCACGCGGCCAATAAGGGTGGTGCGTGCAAATCCAATCATGCAGGAGGTGGCCATGTGAGATAGTTGCAGAGCCCTGGCAGCTGCAATTTCTCAAGGCGTTCCATCTGTGATTTGAGCCTCATATTGTCTGCCACTAGAGCGAGGATGCATTTCTCAAGGTGGCTGATTCTATCCTCTGCTGACGGTGGCGCAGGCTCATCCTCCTCTGCGCGCTGCTCGAGGTCTTCGCCTGTGATGGTGTAATACTCCCGAGAAGAGAGGCTGGCGAGAGTAGAGCTGAGCTCATTCTCGGAGATTGCCCTTGAGCTGGGCCCCAGCAGGCGCTGATTCATCCAATTGCTAGGATCAACCTCATATACCTCGAAGATTTTGGAGAGGTCACCAAATGCATACTGCATGCGGCCGCGTGGGCGTGAGCTGCGCTTGAGCACACCATAGACAGCCAAGAGGCGCAGGGATGTGTTGGTGTATATCCTCATACGAGTGTCAGAATACTCATCCTCACTGGCAGCATGCACTCGATCAATAAAGGCGCTCACCTTCATGTTGAGGTGAGGTGTGCACACCAGCTCCTCCAACACCACCCCCAGCATTTTCACAGCAATTTCCATGCTGCCTTTATAGATGCTCGAGGGCTTGTCTGCCTTGCTCACGCTGTAAACATAGGCTGCGCCGAGGATGAGCAGCGCGCGCTCTGTGAGGTCATGGCGTGCGAGGTGCTGCACGCAATGCCTGCGATTATCAAGCGGGCCTTGAGTGATCGCCTTGAGTAAATCGGGATCTGTCATTGTTGTAATCTCTCTGCCCCTCGGGGCTTGTGGTCAGTGGTGGGGATTGGGTTTATAAACTGCCCCACGCGTCAGTAACTGTGACACCCCAAGAGTCACTGGGTGACGCGGGCAACTTGGGGGATGGTGATGGATTGGATGAGGTAGAGGGTGATGAGCTCCCCTTTGCATCGAGGAAGATGACATCATTGGCCACGATGTCAGTGAACTTGCGGCCCTGATCATCCTCACGAGTCTCGAGCCTGCCCTCTACATAGACCTTAGAGCCCTTGCGCAGATAGTTGCCGCAGAGCTCACCCAGCTTTCCCCAAGCCTTGATGTTGTGCCAGGTGGTGCGCTCTTGCCGCTCGCCACTTTTGTCTGACCAACGCTCTGATGTAGCCAGCCCAAAGCGGGTGAGGGTGTGCCCTGATTGGGTCTGCCTGCTTTCTGGGTCTTTGCCTAGATTGCCGACTAAAATGACTTTGTTGATACTGCCTGCCATGGTTGCTCCTTTGGATCTCAAAGAGCTGGCAGGGTGCCGCTATTCCCCGCGCATGTCCATGGGGCGCAGTTCATTGAGCGCCTGCTCTACCCTGTCGAGATAGCCGGGAGGGCTCCACAGGGTGAGGCGCTCATTGAGTCTCTGCAACTCCACGCGCACCCTCGCCAGCCGGGCAGAGTCATCAGGGGTGATGATGGTGATGCCATGCCCCTGGTCATACGTGAGCCGGTCATCACTGATCATCGCTGCCCTCATCCTCTGTCTGCACCCCAAGGTGCGCCTGCACCTGAGCAAACATGGCGGCCACAGCTTGGGTGCTCGAGGGCCTCTCTGCTGTGCTCACCTCAAGCTGTCGCTTCTCACTCCATCGCTCGGGATGCCTCCTCGACAACAACCACGCGGCTGCCCTCCAATCACCGGGCCCCCCCTCTGTTGCCGCGCGCCCAATCAAGCGGATCAGCTTATTTTCCGCAATTGCCTGCGCTGCCTCAATGTCTGCAGCAAATTGCACATAAACAGTATCAGAGCCCTCCTCACGACCTTTCTTTAGCCATGAAAAGAAGGTGCTGCGCGGCACACCTGCAGCCTCGGCAGCTGCCTCCATTGACACGCCACATGCGAGGTTTGAGCAGATCGAGTCTGACAATTCTGCTGTAAGCTTGAGTCGATTGGCCATGATTCCCCGCGCGCGCGCATATCAGTCTAGGTTGATTGCGCCTGACTGTTTATCTCCTATGATAACGCCACCAGACTGCACAGATTTAAGCTGCTTCCTCACACCGTGGGCAATCAAAATATGCCACCAGCAGGGCACCCTTTAAAAAACCCCTGCACCTCTGCGCGTGCTCTCTAAAACGCACATCATGCTGGCTGGTGGCCTGCCTAGGGTATGAAAAAGCCCCCCACTGCGCAACTGCAATGAGGGGCTGCCCTGCTTAGTGTAGAGTGATGTGGGCCTTGGGAGGGTAATAAAAAAGGGCACCTGTGCCAATAGAGCCAGGTACCCTTCTGGATGAGGTTGAGTGTTGATCATACACCCAAGTGCAGCTGCGTTCAGATCCGTTTATGGAAAAAAAATGCTGCTCTCGAGCTTTATCACCTCCTGCTCTTGCCTGTAAAGGCCACATGCAACTGCCCATCCCTCGAGGCCCCGCGCAGGCGATCAGCCACAGGCGCAGTCAGATAGCCCTCCTCCCCTGTGAGGCCGAGCTCGGCAGGGGTGAGGTTGCTGGCGATGGCGATGGGCAGCCGGGAGGCGTGAGCCTCATGCAAGAGCCTGTTGATCTCCCTGCGCTCATAGTCGCCTCTCTGCATCCCCACCTCATCAATGAGCAGAGCGCGCGCGCCTTTGATGGCCTCCTCTGGCTCAATCTGCTCATAGCCGTCTACT